TTGCTGACCAACGAGGAAAAGCAACTCCAGATCAGCGCGGCACAAACGCCAACACCACAAGACCAAGCGGTTATTGATAGATTCGAAACCGTACAAGAGGTCAATCAGTCAAGCGAGGTGGCCAATGCCCTATGAGGTAAAGACCACGGCGGCTTGCCCAATCGATAAGCGATGGGGCGTTTGGAAAGACGGTCAGCTGCTTGGCTGTCATCCATCGGAGGAAAACGCAGGCGAGCAGGTGCAGGCACTCTACGCATCCGAAGAAGTGCAACGTGCCAAGTATGACGGCATCGACTTTACACCTCCAAAGGGGGCAAGGGAAGAGGCTCAGAAAGGCTTGGATTGGCGTAAGGAATTTGGTCGCGGTGGAACTCCGGTTGGATGGGCTAGGGCCAGGGACATCGCCAACGGCGAGGATCTTAGTCCCGATACGATCAATCGCATGGTTTCCTATTTCGCAAGGCACGAAGTCGATAAGCAGGGCGAAGGGTGGAGTCCAGGCGAAAAGGGATTCCCGTCGGCGGGTCGAATCGCATGGGCTCTATGGGGCGGCGATGCTGGTAAGGCTTGGGCCGGAAAGGTTAAACGTCAAATGGAATCACGGGACAACGTCGAGCGAATCGCAGAGGTCGAAACCATTCAGCGTCAATTCGGGGCGGTAAAAGATGGTCGAGCGGTAATCGCCACTGAAACACCGATCGAGATTTACGATCAGCAACGCGGCTGGATCAAGCAAGTCCTATTGATGGACGGCGTTGTTTTCCGCAACGGCAAAAAGCAATTGCCAATCGTCGATTCGCACAATGATAAAACCGTTCGCAACGTCTTCGGATCGATTCGCAATATAAGCATCGAGGGCGATCAGTTGATCGGTGATCCAGACTTCGCAAGCGATGCCGAATCGCAGATCGTTCGCACTCGATTCGACGAGGGGCATCTGACCGACTTCTCGATTGATGCAGTCATCTTGGAGCGTCAATTGATACCACAGGGCCAAAGCTACACAACGACAGCCGGGCAGATCATCGAAGGGCCGGCTGAGATCGTCACACGATGGGAACCACATAATGCGTCGATCTGTGCAACGGGTGCAGATCCAAATTCTACTGTTCGTCGGTCGTCTGACCGGAAAGAGGTAACGAGAATGGACGAGTCTTTAATGAAGACTTTGGCCGGGCTCGGAGTGCCGGAAGGCATGACCGATCCAAGTTCAATCATTTCGTTTTTGGCTGGAAAGCTAAGCGGTGCTGTGGAGGAAGAATCCTCTGAGCAAACACCGATGGGCGAAGTCGAAAACATGGCAACCATGGATGACAAGATGAGCGAAGAAATGAAGCGAGCCGATCCAGCGATGGAAGCGGCTGCTGTCGATTCGCAAGACAAGATCAAAGAAGAAGTCGCAAGGCAACTTCAAGCCGATAAGGTTCGTCGTCAAACAATCCTCAATCACTGCAAACTGGCTAGGCTGGAGCGAAGCTTTGCCGATTCGCTGATTGAAGATGAAACCGTTACCGTTGAAATCGCTCAAGAAAGGATCATCCGAAAGATGGCTTCAAACCCAGTTGGCGGAGCCGTCGAAGGCTCTGATGCTCGCGTTACCGAAAACGGAATCGATCGATTTTTCGATGCCGTTCGAGATGGGCTTATCATACGTTCCCATCGAGGGGCGAGGCTTTCCCGCGAAAGCGCGGCACACAAAAACAAAGATGCTCACGACTTCAAGTCGATGGGCCTCAATCGATTGGCTGAATTGGTTCTCCGTCAAAAGGGAATCAACACCGATCGCATGAATCCGGTTGACATCGCGAAGATTGCGATGGGCAACAGCGACGCATTGCGACGACACGAAAAGCTCATCCAGCGTAGTGCCTACCACACCACCGGAAGCTTCCCGAATTTGTTGCTTGACTCGATCAACAAGACGCTTTTGGCGGCTTATGAAGAAGCCCCCTACACCTGGGAAGTGTGGGCGCGTCAAGCTCCAAGCGTTCAAGATTTCAAACAGATCAATCGCACTCGATTCAGCGAAGCACCTGATCCTGAGCAAGTGCCAGAGCGAGCCGAGTACAAAGAAAAGGCCATGAGCGATTCCAAAGAATCGTACAAGGTCGAAAAGTACGGGGAGATGTTCACCATCTCCTGGGAAACGGTTATCAACGATGATCTCGATGCGATCAGTCGAGTGCCTGCCATGCACGGCAACGCTTGTCGACGCAAGGTCAACAAAGAAGTCTACGCAGTCCTTACGGCTAACGCTGCGATGGGCGACGGAAACGCTCTGTTCTCTGCATCACACGCTAGCGGATCAAACCTTAGCGGGGCTTCGGCTGCTCCAAGCGTGACGACCTTGAATGCTGCTTTCGCTGCCATGCGAACCCAAAAGGGATTGACGGCAGATAGCATCGTCAGCGTTGTCCCTCGTTACCTGATCGTTCCAGCGGCTCTCGAAGCAACCGCATTGGAACTGGTTTCATCGACCAGCTACATCGTCGCCAACGGAAACAGCGGCGTTCAGAACCTTTACGGCCAAGGTGGTTCGCGTCAACTCAATGTAGTTTGCGATCCGAACCTCGACGGCAACAGCGCCACCGCTTGGTACTTGTCGGCTGATCCATCGCAGATCGACACTTTGGAAGTATCGTTCTTGCAAGGCGAAGAATCTCCAGTCCTGGAAAGCGATTGGAACTTCCGACGCGATGTTTACGAGTACAAGGTTCGCCAAACCTTCGGCGTGAAAGCCATCGATTGGCGAGGTCTTTACAAGTACGCAACCGCGTAGCTTGTAACGTGAATTTCAGCCCTTGAGCCCAGCGGCTTGAGGGCTTTTCGGGGTCAAACAAACAAACAGAAGGAATAAAAGAAATGGCTGGAACTCAAGATTTTTTGGTGCAGACTGAGGACTTTTTAGGGCCACAAACCCTGCTCGCATCGCCTGTTGGCTCTGACCAATGGGACGTTGCAGACACCTCGGCGAGCGGTACTCCGACCTATACTGTCGGAGGCATCAACGGCGAACTTACGATCGCTTTCGACAGTGCAAACGAAGTCCAAAATGTTTGCGTCTTCAAGAGCGACGTTTTGAACTTCGACATTGATCTTTTGCAGTCGATCGAATTTCGCGTCAAGGTTGGCGGCACACTCAACGCGGCTACTTCCTTGGCGTTCGGTCTTTGCACGGCTCGGAATGATACGATCGACAGCTTGTCGGCTCACGCCAGCTTCCGTCTGATCGGCTCGAATGCGATCCTATGCGAGACCGACGACAGCGTTAATGACAAGGACGATGTTGCAACTGGCGTGAGTCTTTCGACGACGTACAAGCGGTTCTACATCGACTTCACCGGCGGCAAGTCCAATGTCAAGTTCTACATCGATGGTCAGCGGGTCGCATCCTCGACGGTCTTCGACATGAGCAACTTTTCGACGGGTTTGCAACCCTACGTTCAGTTGCAAAAGACTGCATCGACCAATACCGATTCGGTCATCGTCGATTACATCGAGATTACCACCAAGCGAGCCTAATCAATGTCCCTTAGCGACATGATCGAGCAAGACGCTAAAAACGTATTTTGCAATCCGGCTGATTTCGCTGAGCCTGTCGTTTACTACAAGGAAAACGGCAAGGCTCGGCACATCAACGCGGTTGTGATTCGTGACGCTTTAGCGATCTTGCCCGAAGACGGTGACACAATTACGCCAGTCTTCGAGGTGCATGTTGCCAATGATGGAGTCGAAGGGATCTTGTCGGAAGAACTCAACCTCGGAGGGGATCAGATTGCATTCTCTCCGAGGGTCGGTAAACAGGTCGAGCGTCGAACTGTTACCCGCTTGTTAGGCCATGATAACGGGATGTTACAACAGGAATGCCGCTAGCAGTCGTCGAACAAATCGCACTTGAGATCAAGTCGCGTCTTGATGCGATGATTGCGAACAGCAACTACGCAACCGATGTTCGCGAAGTTGTTCGGCCAACGCGATTTGGTGACTTCACCCCCCAGGATCGGCAGATCATGCTGGTTCAAGGGCCACAGGAGCTTG